TGTTAGCCATTCTTAACCATTCAAGACCTAATGGAATGTGTAAAAGTTGTGACATGAGTACGTTACGGACAGAGCCTATATAAGTGTTAATTGAGAGAGTTGTGTACACATACTGCAGTATGGTTTCAACTGTTATCTCTACCCAATACTTCTATATATCTAATTCTATATAAATCTTAGTATGACTAAATACGGTGATACAACCGAAATGCAGAAACTAGCTTGGGGTCAGGCAAAATCATCTTTACCAGATATAGTAACTGCAGTACAGAATCAGGTTACAGCATTAATTAATATGGCATTAAACAAACGTGATGATTACAGTACAGTACCAGAATATATAGATCAGATAGCAAATACAGTAGGGTCTGACATACTTATATCACATTCACCAAGAAATACACCGTTAACTACTCCTCAGATTTTGGATATGGTAAAAGTCTTAACCATGTCTTATATTGACCAAGCTCCAGTAGAGGATGAGGTACAATGGGGAAATACAAGTTGGGTGTTCTAAATGACTGTAACACTTGGTAATCTCTCAGGTAGTAGAGAGAATCTTGATTTAACCATAAAGGATTTGTTTAATGATAATTGGACAGCAGGTAACATTACAGGAACAATAACACCACAGTTTGAATGTGATACTGAAGAAGCAGATAATCTCGCCCGAAATGATGATTCATTCATAGATACAGTAAAGGTAAATTATGTTAGTAGAACAAGATATGATATAGACAATTTTGATGTAAATGGAGATGATAAACACGCTTGGGTATGTGAATTATTTATAGAAATAAAAGGTCAAACATTACAGGTGTTATTGGATATGGAGGATGAATGTAATAGAATATTATGGGAGAACAGACCTAATGGTGGAACAAGACTTAACAAGTCAGACGGAGCAGCAAGTGAGGTTTCATTCTTTGAGGATTCAGAAGTAGAATTTGAAAGATTAGAACCAGAGACAGATGAGGATTACACACCTATATCTCAAGCATCATTGAAATGTGTTTATTATAAAACAAAGAGTTAATACTTCTCTATACTATTTTATCACAAACCTTATATATGCCTGTATCAGCACATAACATAACTACTAAACGAGATATAGTAAAAGAATTACAATATGTTACTGAGGGTGATTCTGTAACCACAGCATCATTATACGGAGCAACACCAAGTTCATCTACATTCATTCTAGCAGGAAACAACACGGAAATTAACATTCAACCAGACGTTCAACATTTAGATGTTAGTGTATTAGGTTCTGAAGATGTAATTGACGCAGTTAAAACACAATCATTATACGCATTTACTTTGAGAAATAATCCTATTGATCTTTCACTTTGGAAATACCTATGGAATGCAAGTGGAGGCGGAACAAATTGTCCAGACTCATCATTATCATTTACATACTCATTTTACTTAGATGGTACAGAATATTTCCAACATATTAGAGGATGTAGACCAACATCAGGTACATTATCAGTAGCAAGAGGTATGTGGGAACAAACTATGACTTTTGTTGCACAAGATATAACTATTCCAAATACCACAGACGGTAACGGTGGTACACCAGTTTATAAAACTTCAGAAACCACATCATCACCTATTGTACACTCTGACGGTGGAGGTACACCATTTACATATAATTCAGTTACTTATGGTGAGAGATCATTTAGTACAACTGTTACAAGAAATATGGCAGTAATGGCAGTTAATGGTGAAACAGATATCACTTATACTAAAGCAGCAGACCGTTCTATTACATTCACAGCAGATGTTATAGCAGGTACAGCATCAAATGAAACATCATTATATACATTATATGAATCCAAAGCAGCAGATGCAGCATCATATAAATTCAATTCAACTGGTCCAGTAACATTAACTTATGCTAACTGTGTGTTAACTGATTATTCTTATACTCACGCAGCAGGTAGTTCAGATGCTTTAATTGAGACAATATCTGCAAGAGCAGAGTCAGTCACAGACCTTTAGTTTATAAACTAAAAAACCTTTTATTAATTAATGCCATTTCTAGACATCACTAATAAAGTTTGGGTTATTAAGAATTTAAAGATACCTGTTATAGAAGATTTACCAATGACAGATTTGGATTGGTTTACTGATACATTAGTTAAAGCCGAAGAAGAAGCAAATGAGGGAAAGGCAGGAACTAAGGTAGAAGTAGAATTTGAAAACAACTGGTATGAAAAGATATGTGAATTAGGTCTAGGAAAGACTAAATCAGAAATAGCTGCAACTAAAATCTCTAAACCAGATTTTAGAGCCTTAATGGCGGAGGTATACGCTTTTTTATCCGTTTGCGGAACGATAGAAGGAGCCAAGCAGTCAGGTTTGTACGAAGTAGAGATCCCAAAGAACGACAAATAGCATTTAAGGATTATCCAAGACTAAAGAAATTAATACCAATTATTAATTTAGTTCGTGCAGGTTTTGGTTCATATAACGAAATTATGAAAATGTCTGACGAAAAAATAAATGAGTTAACTGAATTATCAGAAATACTTTCTATCTTAAATCAAGAGGAAGAATTAGATAGAAAGTAATATGGGTATACAAGTAAAAGGTCTTAAAGAGATAACAAAAGGGTTTCAACAGTTTGAATTTTCAGGACCAAGAATACAACAAAGGTTTCTTAGATTAATAGGAGATTCAACTGTAATATTATTAAAGCAAACCACACCTATAGATTCTGGTGAATTAGCAGATTCGTGGAGAGTATTAGGACAAGGTAAAGATTATGTAGAAGTAGGAACTAGTTTAATTGGATTAGTAGAGGAATTAGAGAGTGGAACTAAACCTCATATTATTAGACCAGTAAGGGGTAATGTATTAAGATTTGAGATTGATGGTCAAGAAATATTTACTACTGAGGTAAGACATCCTGGTACAAGAGCAAATCCATTCTTAGATACAGTTGCAAGAACAATACATAATCAAATCATTAAAGTGTTAGAACAGGCAATGTCTGAAAATCACCGATATTTTGCAAAGTTAGCAGGTGGAAAGAGTCGTAAATTCCAACAGGTAGGTAGGTCATCAGCAGGATTTAAAGGTGGTGGTAGATCAACAGGTAAATCTACTTTGGTCAGAGCAGGTACAGGTAGAAAGAGATTATCCAGAAGATTAACATTGAAACGTAGAACTGGAAGAACATCAAACAAACCAAGACAAGAACCAAAGATAAATCTAGGCTAATTACTTCTCTATAGAATTTTTCAATGATATTGCGTATGGTTGCTAATCGTAATGCTGTATTTAAATTTGTTTTAGATATTAGAGAGTACTTACGAAAGGGTAGACAAGTAGTTCAAACAAATAATCAGATTACAGGCTCTACTGAGAAATCATCTCAATCTATGGATAGATTATCTAGTTCTACTAAACACGCAGGTCAGTCAGCAACTGCAGCAGCAGTAAATTTCCAGACAATGACTCAGGGTATGCTTAACTTATCAACTGCAGGTATTCAGACATTTACTTCATTTTCCAATCTAGACAGGGCAGGTAATAGATTAGCCCAAGCACATATAGGTGTAGCAAGAGCTCAAGATTTGTTAAATAATAAACAGTTGAGATTAAATGAATTACAATCAAAAGGATTAGGCAATACACAGAAAGCAGCATTACTTACAAATGAGTTGGCAACTGCAAGAGCAGATTTGGCAGTAAAGACAGATAAGGCAAAGATTGAAGAAGGTGCATTATTTGATATTCAATTATTGTTTGTTGCAAACATTGCAAACGTGATGATTGCTTCACTTCAAACTATAAATACTCTTAAAGAGTTACACGTAGCAACCACAATTAAACAAATAGTTCAAGAGAAATTACTTGCTACTACTTTATTTACAAAAGCAGTTCCTGCACAATTCGCTCAGATAGGTGCAATGAGAGCATATACAGTAACAGCAAAGACAGTAATTAATACTAATAGATTATTAGCAATAGGTATACCTGTTATAGGGGCTGCAATAGTTGGCGTGTCATTAGCTTATGAGGCATGGACTGAGAACTTGGGAGGATTTAGAGATGCAGTAGTATCTGTATTACCATTCTTAGAGGATAAGAAACAGTTACTTAGGGATGTCCAAGGTGAGTTAGAAGGTACAAATGAACATTGGCAAGACTTGACATCTGGAATGGAAACAGCAACAAAGAGACAGATATCAATAGCTGAACAATGGGCATTAAGAATAAAGTTAGCAAACTTGCAAGTTCAAGAGGATTTAAATAACTCGCAAGAAGTGATGATACGGACGGGTTTTAATCCGCCCATCAACAAAGTTGGTGGGCTAAACGGAACAAAGATACCAATCACATCAGCTAATTTCATACTCGGTGCTCAAGCGAATCAACGTTTATTGGATAATTTCTTTAACCCTGCACAACCAGTATATTTTAATACACCAAAAAAAATCAATCCGATTTCAGGGGAGGAATTAACAGGACCACAAAAAATTATAAAGATACCTACTGCAGATGAAGTTAGAGCAATAACTTTAGGAGGACATCAAACTATTCGTGATCCTGAAACAGGAGCTGTATCAACTAGATTTGTTGATGCAGATGGAAATATTGTATTAAAAAGTAGATATATAGATAATCCATCATTTGATTTTAAATCAGTACAAGATCCAAGAGATAATAATGATCTATTTCAAATTTTAAGTACAAAATATCCACAGGCTTTTAATGGTGCTATTACTAGAAGTCCTGCTTTATTAGGTGCAGAAATATTTTTAACTGAACAGGCAATAGATAATTTAAAGAAAAATGGCTCAGGAAGTGCAAGAGATAAGGCAGAACTTGCAGTATTAAAACAACAGTTAATTAGACAGAAAGATGTAATGTCTACAATTAGGTCAGGTGGTAAAGGTAGTTTCCTTACAAGTAACACATCATTTGAATCAACATCAGAATTTACAGCAAGAGATCCTGCATTGTCAAAGTTCTTAACATCAGGTGATTCATTAGCACAAGGTTCTAGATTAATAAATCCTTTTATAGGTAGAAAGGTTGCATACGCAGGATTTGGAGGAAGACAGATAGCACAAAGAGTATTAAACAATGGTTATTTTGGTAGTTCAAATATTATAGGTGGTAATAATACATTCATTGAGGAATTATTACACCAGCAAGGACAACATTTTATTGCTAATGGAGCCAAAGTACCAAAAGGGCATAGAACAAATGTAGATGTATCAGAGTTTACTAATCAGGGTGATGGTAGGGCAGCACATTCAGCTTTCTTGGGTTCTGGTGTTCCAGCACTTTAATTTTATGGTGCCCGAAGTGTCAGAGTTACTGCTTGGGTTAAACAACAACAAAATAGCCACGTCGAAAATAGGAGGACAGTTAGATATGGTGGAACACGACAGGTAGACGCTTCAGTCTTT